GGTGGAAGTTCAGTTACATGAACAGTTGTTGTATTTTTAATCTCGAAATTACCATTTAGGACCCAAGATGAATTATTTTCAATGTCTCTTTTACAAGTTCCATCAAATCCTCTATACCAGGGTTTTGGTTCGTGATAGTTTCTGCCTTCTAACTCCTTTAGACATGCTTCAATAAGATCAACCGGGTTTCTATTGAGAACGTTTGTGGCAAAACCAACAGCTATACCCGAACTACCGTTTAATAAAACAGTTGGAATAATAGGTAAGAAGAAATTAGGTTCTATTTCTATTCCCTCTTCATATCTACTCTCTAGTAATTCAAAATCTTTATATAATAATTTGAAGTTTTCATTTAATTTAGTTGAGATATAACGAGGAGCACCTGCTTCGGGGGATCTTAATGATCCGAATTGACCTATCTCGTCTAAAAGTGGCATTGAATTTTTGAAAGATTGAGCCATTCCTATGATCGCTGACGAAAGAGAAGCGTCTCCATGATGATAATTTGCATCTGAAGCAACCTTACCCCCTAACTGAAATATTTTCAAGGGTTTATCAGAATTGCCCTTCCAAACCTTTGCTGCTATGTAAATTATCTTACGTTGAGTTGGTTTAAAACCATCAATCACTGATGGGATAGCTCTATGTTCAATTACATACTTAGCGTAATTACCATAGTCCTGGTCTAAATATTCGGTTACTGTTTTTTCCATACTAAGACTGTAATGATTTAATTTTTCTTTTAATGGAGTCTCTTGCTAGATCTGCTTTTTTAGGTAATAATCCAGATTCTATTCTTTCTTTTATAAACCTATCAATTATTGTCAATAGATTTATTTGTTGTACTATACTATTCATCTTTTTTATTTTCTTTTAGTGCGTCTTCAAACATTTTAGCTAGCTTATCTTTAGCTGGCATTGTATCTTTTAATATTTGACTTGCGTGCATATAGCCTTGAGTATATGCCCATATCAATAATTCTACTATTTCTGAATATTCTTGTTTTTTGTTCATCTTTGTTTTGGTTTTAGTCATTTTTACTTAGTAATTTTTCTTTTCTTGGATTTGAATCCTTACCAAACCATGCGTCTAGACTCTCTTTGTAATTTTTATCATTTCTTAATTTAATGACCTTTGGGTTTTTAATAATTTCTTCATATTCTGCGTCTTCAAGAGAAGCCAATCCTTTTTTGTATTGAATATCCCAGGTAGATATTGCTGATGTCTTCTGGTACCAAGTATCATATTCTATCTGAGTATAGAAGTTCTTAACAGTTTTACCTTTTTTAGCAACTACAATAGGAGTCATTACTTTGTATATTATACTATTTTCAAATAACTCTGGCCAATATTTGTTAAAGAAATTTATCAAGAGAGAAGCAATTGAATCTCCATCAGGGTCTGCATCAGTATATATGTATATTTTACCATATCTAAGGCCTCTTGGTTCTTCTCCTAATTTTAAACCAAGAGCTGCCATTAGGTCTTTAACTTCCGCATTCTGTATAACTTTACTGTTTGATAGTTCGCTAACGTTTAGAAATTTTCCTTTTAGTGGAAATGCTCCTATTGTTTGAGAATCCCTAAATTTACGAACAGCGCTTAACGCTGATAATCCTTCGTAAATACCTAATATGCAATTTGAACGATTACCTTTTTTCTTTGCATCAATTAGCTTAAGAACTTTATCGCTACTTAGATTTTTATTTAGTTTTCTAAGCTCAGCTCTTTCTTCCGCGAGCTGTTTTCTTTCAACCCAATCTAAGACAGCTTGAATTATCTCAGATTTAAACACAAGTTTAGCTATCTTTTCAGTAACCTCATGTTTAGTCTTGAAGAATTTCTGTTCTGTTATTAACTTTTCCTTGGTTTGAGATGAAAAAGCAGGATTTACAATAGTACTATCGATAAATACATACAGGTGATTTCTAATATCGTTAGGTTTAACCTGGACCTTATATTTTTTATGAATCATTTCACGTAAATACTTAATCAATTGATCTGTGACATAATCCACGTGTGTACCACCGTCTTTAGTGTGAACTGAGTTAACAAAACTAACGTTATTGAATCCATCTTTAGAATTTGCAAACCCTATTCTCCAATCTTCTGATTCTTCATAGAAATATTCAGATTCCCCAATGTACATCTTAATGTATTCTTCAAATTTTCTGAATTTAATCTCTTTCTTGGAACTCTTAGAATCCCTGATAGTAGTTACTACTATTTTAAGTTTTGGGTTACAAGCAGCAGCGTCTAAACATCTCTTATACAGTATCATGTGAGAATATTGATCTATTGTTTTCATGCCAAATCTAGAAAGATCTGGAAAATAACAAATTTCTGTAAATCCTCTAGATGCTTTGTTTATCGAGGGTTTGGTTCTCTTATTCATGTTCTCAGTGAATATTTGACTAAATTTATTAGTTCCATCACATGTGGTTATTGTAAACCGTTTACTGAAAATATTAGTCAAGGTTGAACCAACTCCATTTGTACCTGCTACATTTCTATCTTGGGTATCATCAAAATTACTACCTGCTTTTAAATTAGAGAATATCATTTCTGGAATCCACTCCTTGTGTTCAGGATGTTTCTTTACTGGAATACCTCCATTGTCCCATACCGTAATACTTGAGTCGTCTAAATTAAACTCGACTCTAATTTCATTTAATTTTGGATTTCTACGATGTTCATCTATTGAATTACTTAGAATCTCATCAAATAATTTTATGAAACCTGGGTTATATGTAACTTCTTTCAGGATAACTTCATCTCCATCGAAAAGATGTTGATTTCCCCTATGAGCTTTTGTAGAACCTACGTACATATAAGGTCTATGTAAAACGTGTTCTATATCAGTTAACTTTTGGTACTTGGTAGCTAATTCCTTATTTTTCATATTTTTTTTTACTAAAAAATTAAAATTAGTTTTTAAAAAGTATATGTTTTATTTAGTTTTTATAGATTTTGGTGTATTCACCATTGTTCCATTTTTGTATAATGATACCGTTATAGTCATCCGAGCACTCTTGACCATGTAAGTTATACTGTTTGACCACATATAACCTTTTTTGCATATACACAGATTCAATTGGATAGATTTTATATTTACCATCAAAATCAGTTTGTTTAAGTCTGTAGTAAACCACGCCTTCGATGATCTCCCTGTCTATCCATGAGTAATAGTTGAAACTGTCTTCGTTTTTACCTGATATTTTATAGACCTCCTGCCAGTGGTAACCATCGTAAGATTTTAAGACTGTAAAATAATCATTATTGAATTCCATTGCTACTGTCCAACTTATCTCTATTTCGGTATCATTGACCTTATTTGCATCAAATGCTACTAATTCAATAGGTAATGGTGTTACGGAGAAACTAATGTTTAGCTTTAAACTTGGTAGCCATTTACTTCTATAATCGGCCGTGGGTGGCGATACAGGATTAGGGTTTGTCCAATCATCATAGTAAGTCAGTACTCGATAAACACTTCCGTCTCCGGTATAGAATTCATCAGATGCCGTATGATACCCATCAGTTTTTTCGTAAACAGAGATGACTAAATTGTCAGTGTTATTGTAGTAAAACGGTGTATCAAAGGTTATCCAATACCAACCTTTTGTGTTACTAACTGAATAATCACCGTCATATACTAAAGTTAAATCTGAATATGAAACCCAATTGCTCGTTGAAGTAAATGATGATTTTGTTGTATGCCCTAAGTAAATTTCAACTTGGTCTGTATAGGCACTGTTTCCATTGAATTCAAAAGCTAAAGAAGTTATATTACCTTCTTGATTTATCTCTGATTGATAATAGATTTGTTGAGAATAAGTCCAATTCCAATAAGGTTCTATTGGTGCATGTTGTGCTGTTTGATTTCCATCAAATATTGCATTTTCAATTGCTCCTGTTCCATCTATAGAACAATCAGAACAGGTTATTGTAGTTCCAAAAGTCAATCCGGATCCACTACTAGTCCCTGAAACAGACATATCTCCGTTTCCAGAAATAGCTGAACCTGAACCCGCGCTGTAATCTCCATTAACAATTAAACTTCCATGAATGGTTACATTGGTTGAATTGTTTGAGTTTGTAAGTCCATTCATTTCTAATGTTCCACCCGACTGTACAACAATAATAGAACCATTTTGAAAATCAACGTCTCCTCCAGTTAAAACTATTAATGTTCCTTTAACGGTTAAGGTTACTCCACTTTTGACTGTTAGGTCTCCGTTAAGTGTAACAGTGTGACCTGCTTCGACAGTTACGTCATTGTTAAGGTTTCCCGCACCTCCGCTAAGAGTAGGAGCCGATCCTCCAACCCAAGTTGAACCAGTTGTCCAATTTCCAGTAACCGAGGATATAATTGTTTGTGAATAACATATGTATGTTAAGAATAACATCACACATGTTATTGTGAAATGTTTAATGTTACTCATAGGCCTTTATTTTATATATAATATACTAAATAAATAATTAATAATAAAGCCTGAACGTAAAAAACTAGCTTTATTTTGTAGATAAATAAAAAAAAATATTTAACTAAAATGGGAAATGTTGTAATGAACCACACTCAATTCATGTCTGCAGCTAAAGGGGCTGAGTCAAAATACAGAGGAAAAGGTAACACTGCTCAAAACGATAAAGGTGGTACTAAAGTAAAACAGGATTTAGCAAAAGTTGATGGAAAAGGTACTCAGTTAATTCAAAGATATAACAATGAGTATTTAACTAAAGTTAAGAATAAGAGTATCGTAGGGAACGGTAAGAAAAAATAATCCTCCATATAATGAGAAAAGGAAAAGCTTTAAGTTTTAAAGACTTTGCCGTTTTAGAGAAAAAAGGAGCTCTTAAAAAACTAGTTGGAAAGGATCCCGATGAGGAATTAACCGTAAAGGATGCTAAAAAACTAGGTAAAAAGATTGCTAGAATGGACGGTGAAGACAAGAGAAAATACGTAGGTATTATAAACTTCTTAGGTGCGTCTTGTGATATTTACAATGAGCTTTGGAAAAATTATACTAAAACTAGGGATTCTCTAGCTAAATAATATATTTCAATGAAACTTTACGAGTACGAAAATGTAAGCGCCAAGGATGGAGGTGTAATCTTTCAGGTTATACTAAGCCATGATATTTCATGGAGCATAGCCGAGGGTCAGACTAAGTTCGAACAATATAAAGTTAACACTACTGTTCATGAAATAGATATATTTCCAGATTTAAATTTTAAAAAAGGAGAAGCAACTTCTACTTATTACATATTAAGCGAAGCTGTACTGCTAAAACAAAAACTAGACCTACTTACTGAGTTTGTAAAAAAACAATTGGTTAAGGATTATTCAGATGAGGTTTTATCAAGAGCATCTAATAGGTATGAGAATATCACAGATAATATAGTAAAAGAATCAACTGAAAAGTATTTTAAAGGAACTAATTTTAACATAAACATTAATACAAATAAAATAGTATTTAGGGGAGTTGCATCTTCTTTAGATAGTGGTAGCCCAAAAATAGTGTTAAAGGCTTCAACTCATATGGTTGATACTTTAGAAAATCAAACTATTGATAACTGGAAAAATGTTAGTTTAAATGTTACTGGAAATGGTGCAAATTTAACCATTTCTCAGAATTCAGATGTTAAGATATCTGAAGTATCTGAGTATGATAGAGTTGAAAACAAATTTGAAAATTCACTAGTTGAATTAATATTACCATCTTTAATTCTTAAGTTTACAGGTGACCCTGTTGAAACTGAAAAAATATGGTCTGGTGATGAAGAAGCATCAGCTAAACTATTAGATTCTCAAATAGAAAAACTTACTAGAAACACTGGGGTTACTCAAGATACTATTGAGATGAAAAAAAGTTAAATGAAAAAGAATAAATAATTAAAATAATAAAACTATAATGGCAGGTTTACCACATTTTGATAATTCAACGGCAGCTGTTAATTACTACGAACCGATATTTTTAAACCAGTTTGAAGTAATTATTACACCGCCATCAACTATAGCAGGACCTAATGACGCTTTGTTAGTGGAGCACGTTACTAAAATATCAGGACTTCCGGAATTAACCGGTGTTGGGGTAGTAGATCAGTACTACAAATTCGCTAGACGTACTTTTGCGACTGGTGCTCCTAAGAAAACAGACGCCCAGTTAACACTTGAGTTTGAAGTCAACTTGAATGAAGAGAATGATGCTTACGTTTACAATAAGATGAGAGCCTGGGGAGATTTAACTTTTGACCCCCTTAATGGTAGACAGGGTTTAAAGGCAGATTATGTAGGTGAGATTTATGTAGCTATTTTTAATAAAGCCCAAGACATATTTAGAGAATTTAGATTTAACCCTGCTTATTTAACGGGAGAACTAAATGCAATGGATCTTGATTATAAATCAGAAGGTTTATATAAACTAACTGCTAAATTCCAATGTGATAATTATAAAGAAACTAGAATTGGAGCAATAGAAGTATAATAAAAAATTTTAAAAGTAATGGATTTATTTGACGTACATAGAAGAGATGTTTATAGCTTTGATCAATACATGGATCTTAAAAACCCAGGATTCGGTGGAAATGATTCATTGATATATGGACGAGATGCATCTGGAAAAACAACATCTAAGTCAGACAAGCTTAAAGAGTATAGAAGAGTGGTAAAAAGAGATCCTGCTTTTAAGAATTCGCATTATAACTCTACATATAAAGCAATGAGTCATGACCTTGTTTATAAACAAGAAGGCGAAAAACCTGTAACTTATCCAGATCCATACTTAACAGGAATCGCAACTGTTGAGGTTGGTGAATATGAAACAGAAGAAACAAATGAATCAACTCTTCCTAACTTTTTAGATTTCATTAATGAA